TCATAGTGAGTTCCTGTATCCGTAGACGCGGATTGTTCCGCCTGTGAGTGTTCCGGCTGACGGTGATAATACGAACTGGGTGAATGAGCTTGTGGAGTCGTAATAGCCACCGTGAGTGACCATGTTGCCTCCTGAGCATTGTCCCCAAATACTTTTGCGGACAGCATTTGTCGGATTGGCGACATTAATCACCCAAGACGAAACGCCAGCAGTAGTCGTTGATGATCGAGTCACAAGTAGGCGACCAAGGTTTGATGTTCCCTGATTAGTTACTGCTGCTGCGGTGTCTATGAATTGTGCAGCACCGTAATATCCCGTCGTGTGGGCGGAACTAAATTGAAACACTCCCCAGACGAGCGTGGTGTTGAATGTTCCGCCAGTAACTTGAATGAGATAGTTGTCAAAGTCTGACGAGAACGCGCTTGTCACAGTCACGCTGGAGACTGCGTTGCCGATGGTCTGTGTCTTGATGTGAAAGAGGCCTTGATAGTTGCCAAGTGTTGAGACATCGTTCATCACACTTGAAGTCAGAATCTGACCGGCTGTGAATGTTGGGAGGGTAGGGATAGCCATGTTTGCTCCTTAGAACCCTGCTAGGCCGTAGCTGAGTCTGTTGTTGTCAAGAGTACCGAAAATAGCGTCGTCAAGGATGAATGAACGGTACAGAGCTGCAGGAGTCAGGTAGAACACATACTCAGTTTTCTCGGGATCTGAGTTGATCTGCAGTCCTTCTATGACGCATTTGTAGGTCGTGTTTGAGACTGTGCCGGGGATGCGGTAGACGACATCTATGTTCTGACTGATGAAGTCGTTGTACTGCTGGAACAATGTCAGAGTTGAAGGGTTGACAGCGTAATCCCATACATGGATCTCAAAGTAAACCTGATTATCACTTAAAGGGTCGCCCATGAGAGCAGAGAGATATTCGGCGCATCCTTGGACTTGGCTACTGCTTCCGTCCACTTGTGTCGTGGTCGTTGCCCATTCGCCGTACAGCGCAACTGATGCAGCGTTAGTCCCTGTGTACGATCCGACTGGAGCGTCCACTGTGACGACATTGTTGAACGAGTCGCCGAGGGCCGACCTGAACACTGCGTTCATCGGGAGCACTGATGCCGATGCTGTACCGCCAAACGACAGTGTCGAGACACTGTCTCCGACTTGTGACCTTGCCAATAGTTTGATCGTGTCGCCGTAATTGATCATGAGACCATGTTCGGTCTGCATATTTTGGGTTAGTCGAGCACCGATTGATCCGGTGTAGTTCGGTGTCGGATATGCACCACTGTTCCCGTCGTTTGTAAAGCTGATGAGTGCTGTGTATGGCGACAGTTGCTCAAGCGTGTTGAGGTCGCCGAGCGTTTGATTGACAAGTTGCTCACGCGACAACAGTCCGAAGAGATCTATTGCTGTGATCGTTGCTGTCGCACCACCTGAGGCGTATTGGAAGCCGTCATCGTAGGAAACTGCTTGAGTGTAGAAGAAGCTTCGAGCGTTGTTGTTTGTGCCAACTCCGTCCCTGTACACCTTGATTTCTGATCCGGGCAAGAAAGCGGACGCAAGACCTGTCGAGTTGTCAATAGTGAGCGACAGCGTTTGAGGCGAATAGTTCTCAAGCCATCTTTTCTTCCCGTTAAAGAAGGACAGCGAATAGACGAACCCGTTAAGGCTGTATCCGTCCACTGTGACCTTCCAGAGGTTCTGATTGCTCATAGTGGCCTTGTGGTCACTGGCACTGGGCCACTCATTCGGACATAGCGTTGAAGAGCTGCGACGACAGCGTTCGGATCTGCCGAAGTGACTGTGATGTTGATCGTGTTGCCACCCATACTGCCGAGCTTTGACAACGGGATCACTGCTTCGGGCTCACGGCCTTCGCCGATCATGGCGATCGTCGGACTGGTAACGATTCCGCCTTCGGCTAGTCGAGGCAGTTTCACATCTGGGATCGTTCCAAAATTGACCCATGGCCCGGCTGCTTTGTCAATGCCGTCAAGGATGATGTTCAGTCCTTTGATGGCAAAGTTCAAGCCTTTCTCCATTGCTGAGATGACTGCGTTGATGACTCCCTTAAACGCTCCGCCTACTCCGTCAAAGATCTTGACCGCTAGATCTTTGAGTTCGCCGAATCCTGCTTTGATTGAGCCGAACACAAACTTGACAACATCCCACCAGATCAAGAATCCAGCTTTGATTCCGTCTATCGCTTTCCCGAAGATGTTGAACTTGACCTGTAGCGCGACAAGTGCAGCGATAATCGCAAGGATCACGACTGCACCAGTGGCGACCCATAGCGCCGAGAATGATGCTGTGAGAGCTGTGTTCAGTGCTGCGGTCAATGCTTGGATCGTGTTGTATACCGCGAGAGCTGCGTTCGTGGCGATGATCGCTGTCGCGATTCCTGCGATGACTAGACCGAGAGTGACGATCAAGCCTTTGTTCTCGGATGCCCATGTTGAGAACTTGAGGAGTGCTGGGATCAGTTTTTCGGCGAGTGGCATGACGGCCTGACCGATGGACTCCTTGAGTTCGCCCATCTGAATCCCTAGGTTCTTCATCTTGCCTTGAGTCGTGTTTGCTGCGGTAGATGCCTGTCCCTTGAATGTTTCTCCGAGAGCTGCGAAAACTTCGTCGGTGGTCGCTCCGCTTTTGATCAGATCGGCGAGTGCTGGATCTAGTTTCTTGAGTGGGCCAAGATTCCCATTAAATGCCTTGCTCAACGCGTCGGAAACTGCCCCCAAATCTTTCCCAGTTCCCGCGGACACATTGAGGGCGAGACCTAGGAGGTCTTGAGCTTTGGTGACATCTCCAGTTCCTCGGACGAGTGAGTCGAGTGCTGGTCGCAGTTCGTCGTCGGCGACTGCTGCAGCTATTGAAGTTTTGGAGATGAAGTCTTCAACTGACTTGACCTGAGCGTCTGATGCTCCAGTGACATTGCCGAGAGTCGTGGCGAGTTTTTGTGCTGCAGCGTCATCTTCGGCGAACGCTTTCACAGCGTCAAAAGCGACAGCGCCAAGAGCTGCGATCGCGAGGCCTGCAGGAACTGCAGCCTTCTTGATAGCGAACGCTGCTTTCTGTCCGTTGGTCTCTAGCTTCTTGAAGTCGTTGATGGCCTTGTCAATGCCGGCAGGATTCCATTCAGAAATGATGGGGAGGTTAATTGCCATTAGCGCTTCACGATCCTCTTGTTTGCGTCGTTCATGACTTCTATTACGATCTGATCAACTCGACGCGTGATCTCGTCCAGATAATCGTCGGAGCGCGCCCACATGAATCGTGAAGGGCTTCGGAGTTTGCTCGTCAGATCGTTTGCAAAGTTCGGGCGGGCTCGTAGTGGGTTCTTGTTGCGTGTCTGATTCGGGCCTCGTCCTGCCATGTCTGTCATAGAGAGAGCTGCGCCCTTGGCGGTGATCTTGACTGTGCCGACGGACTCGAATTGTGCGCCTGCGCTGAGGTTGCGTTTGCGCGCTTTACGCGTGTCCACTTTGACGACGATGTTCTTTGACTCGTTCTTCCATGCAGTTCGTCCGTTGTGCTTTTGTCCTGTCAGCGGAGCAGAGGAAGGTATTGAGTCTTTGATGGCAGATACCAAAGGATCTACTGCGTATTTGATGTCTTTTGTGATTTGCCGACGAAGCGCGGGATCTATTTTGCCGATCTCACGGAGAGCCTGCTTCAGTCCGTCATATTCAATTCCGACTGATGCTGCCATTATTTTTTTCGTCTCTGCTCGTTGATGATCTGGACACAGGTTGCCAGATCGTCTGTCTCGAATGTGATGGTCGGAGGCCAGTACCCAGTCTCAACTAGCAGAGCTGCTAGTTGTCGCCGGAAGCCTCCTGTGTAGGGACTGCGTTTGCAGTCTCCACGACTTCTAGATCTTCTAATTTTGCAATGAACGCATCGAATGAGATCGGGACTGAATGACCTTGTTGCTTACTGGCCTCGTATGCCATGAAGGCTAGATCTTCCATGCCGATCCCAGTTCCGAGGTCTGAGGCTCGTCGCTTGAACTTACGCTCCCACGAAATAATGACGAAGAGGTTCGTGACTACTTGGTAGGTCTCGCCGTCGGTGAGCTTGACACTGAGTGTGAGTTTCATTGGTTCTCCTAGTCGGGTTCGGATTATTTGTTATCAGGGGGTGACATCTCGGGCGTAAGTTCCGCCCATGAAGGTGGCCTCAACTACTGAGAGCTCGCCTACTGTTGCCGAGATTGGAGTCACGGTCTCCAAGTAGCACCCTGTCAAGGTGTACTCGGGATTTGATGCGGTTTCGCTTGTCCCAGACGGGCTGATCGCGATCGTGCAAGTTGTGCCGAACAAGGTGTTTAGCATGGTCTCAACTTCGTTCGTTCCGTAACCTTGGAAGAAGGTAATCGTGAGCTCATTGCTGAAGAGGCCAGCTGTGAAGGTTCGTGAAGTTTGACCGAAGGCTGTGTTCTCGAGCGCTTCTGCCGTGAGGGTTAAGGTCGCAGCTGAGGCGTGTTCCGTCAACGACATGGCTGACGGTGCGGTGACATTGATGGTCGGGTTGCTGAGGTAGGTGACTGTTGCGGTCATTGTTTTGTCCTTTATACGCGGCTTGTGCCGATTCTAATTGTGAGGTCGTAAGCAGGTAACTCAGCCGAGCCGATCTGTGCGATCGTTGGACGGCCTGAGACAACTGCGAGAGATGAGTTCATGAGCGTGTCAACGACTCCGAGTATGTAGTCCGTTGTGTCTTGGTTGCCGGGTGGCGCGCCCAAGACTCGGAGTCAATCGT